CGAGAAGAGGCGATGATTGATGATTGACCTGAATGGATCGAGAGAGCATTGACTAGCCTGTTAGACACCCAACTCCGATGGAATCAGGTCGCGCTTGATTAAGGCGCCCGCCTTCAACGTGATCTCTCCCGATCTATTGACTCAGTGACGAGCTGCGTGAGGCGGGGCTTCCCACCTCGCGCTTCGGAGGCATATAGGGTCCAAGGAAGGGCCCTTGTGAGTAGTCTCCATCTCACCCTCATCGGCGTTGCTTATTCGCCTAGCATTCAAATCCTCTGCCACTCGCGCAGCCAGGTCCTTGAGTCAAAGATGTCAATGTGCTCTTCGAGGTACGTCAGACGCTCTCTAGCTCATGCGCTTTGAAACGATGAGACTTGCACAGAGCAGAACTGAACTCGCTACTAGACGCTTGTGGGAGCGCTCTTGAGATCGTTCTCGTGAGCGACGTAACTGCTGCGCCAATCTGCGTGGGTCCGGTTCTGATTCGAGCCTTTCAAAATCCAGATGAAGGGGCTCTAATTCGTTCGGTGTCGTCATAGACTCTCCCGCGCTTATTGTGATGTCTTCCCCCATCAGCGTCAAGAGGAATTGCATCCACCATTCGCGTTGTCTTTTCCACATTTGACCAACCGGGTCATAGGGGTCGGGATGGGGGTTATCCACACGGCTGATCATTACTTCTCCCTGACGATCAGATTCAACACGCCTAGCTCACATGCTTGAATATCGTCAACCGCAATATCGGGAGTCAGGTCCGGGTCAAACAGGTGTGCGCCGTTCGCATCCTTGCCGAGATGATTCTTCGATGCGTAGCTGCTGACGTACTTGTCGATACCGATAGCCGCACTCACCTGGCGCGCCCAGATCTCTCCGTTGCCGCTCCAAACGACAATCTTGACGTTCTTGAAGCTGGCCAGAATGATTAGCAGAGATCGGATGCGCTCGTTGGCAACGATCTTCTTCGTCTCCGCGCTATCAGTAGTCACTAAGGTGCCATCGCAGTCGAAAGCCACTGTTAGTTGTTTCATTGTTCTTCCCTTCCCGCCTTCAGGATCTTGTCTGTAGCGTTGAATACTCGTTTGATAGATGCGTCTTCGGGTGTCGCTCCCTTGAGCCATGACTGGATGTATGCACGGCTCTCAGCGGCGTCGAACTGATCGAGCGCGTCAAGCTCATTTAGTGACAGATACGCCGTAGCCTCTGCCTCGAACTCTTTGACCCCTCGGTGAGTGGCGTACTCCTCGAGCGCATCGGGTGTCGTGTGTCCTAAGACGATGTGACCGATCTCGTGAAAGAGCGTCTTGAACGGGTAGGCGGCAACCGGATTGATCGCCAGCTCATTGCCGGATGAGTAGCCCTGGATGTTGCCGTTGGTCATCGTGAACGGCGTCTCCTGGATAGCCAGTGCGCCTAGAGCCCGCGTCTTACTCCACTCGGCCGGCTCGTACTCTGGAAGGTCATCTCCTTCCGTCTCAGACAGCGTGAAGAGACAGTTGAGTAGCTTGAAGCCTTTGACCTGGCGCTCTTCGTTTCCGTCCTTATCGAAACCCTTGCCGATCATTGGTGCCATGATCGCCTTCGCTTTACTGCCGCGCTTTACCTGACGGTCCATAGCGGCCCAACGCTTGTACGTGTTCACCGGCTCATCGACACCCTGCATGAATAGAAGGATCTGGTTGCCAAACGAATACGGATAGAAGCGGCTGTACGTGCTTCCCATTGAGCCCGGCATAGTGAGAGCGGCATCAAGCAACTCGGACCATTCCGGCTTCTCTGTGAGGCGTGGGGGAGTGGTTAGGCGCTCACTCATAGCGAGCCCTTCAACCAGACTTTGCTCCAACCCTCAGCCGGTCCCCGGTCCCCGTGAAGCAGCACATACTCAGCGAGGCTGTGACTCCATCGTTGAATCTGCTCGTCATCTAAGTTCGCCTTGGCAGATAGCTCATGCAGGATCGACGGCTTCTCAATCATTCCTGTTGAGGCGAATGAATAGAGTGCAGTGGATAGGCCGCCATGAAGTGCAGCAGCGATCATTCGGGCTGTGGCGTGGCCTATGTATCGATGTGCTTCCGCAGCATGGTTGACCGCGATCTCGACAAGCTCTTCATCAGTGAAGACTTTGATCGGTTCGTGACTAGGTTCTCGCTCTCTCATTCATGAGACTCCGACTAAACCTTGAGGGGCATGACGACGCCCGTGATCTCAAAGTCATCTTGATCTGCGCGTATAACGACCGGAGAGAACTTGCCATCGTGGAGTTCAAGTGTGACTGCACCTACGCCTTCAAATGCTTTGAGGACCGCAGCGAGCTTGTCGGGATTCAATGTGACTCGGGCTTTCGCCTTAGTCTCTTCGGGAATGAGCTGCTTGTAGTCAGGGAACTTACCTTCAACTTGTCGGTCGTTGAAAATAGTTGATCGCTCTAGGTTTGTAGTGACGATGCCAGTTGAGGTGACGTTCGCATATCCGAGAATCGGGAGCGTCTTTGATGGCTTGAGCGCAACCTTGATCTTGTCCGCAGTCGCTCCCTGCACACGAATGTGATTGATAGACGGGCTTCCGTTGATCTCCGGGAACTCCGCTGGGTCCAGGGTAGTCTCGCGCACTTCGGTGAGTATGTAGCCATCCGTGGCCACTGCAACTACTTCGTCGCCCTCACGGTTGATGTCGATAACATTCAGCATCGGACGTGATTCGTCCTTACTGACGCTATGTCGTGCCCGCAGGTGATTCTTGCTGATGAGCATGTTGTGTTCTCCTATTTAGTTATGGGGCTTCTAGTCCCGGCCCGAGCAAGCGTTTGTATAGCACTAACTTGATGATGTTAGATTTCGCTTGCCGGGGCTCGAACTACGAGCCTGTGGAAAAGTCTCTGTTGGTTACGTCTTTGACAGTTCCGTAATCCAGTGGCTTGGCGACGTAGCTATGACACATTTCGTTGGTTCTGTCGTTCATTTGAACTAATTGACATCGACCAGAAATGTGTCCTCGCAGAGCTACGTCGTCTCACCTCTGTTAGGTACGTCGCGAAAGATACATTTCACGAACCGACGCTATTGCGACGGCGTATTGGATCGAACGGTTTCAAGTGCTTGAACCAGACTCTCTTCGAACTTGATGAAGTCGGCCCGGTTCATACCTCCCAGTCGAACGAGGCTGGTGAATTTCATCTCGGTATTACTCTTCGTCATGTGAATGACTACCTGTGCATCCGACTTCTTCAGATCCTTTGCCTCTTTTGTAGTGAGTGACATACGACTCTCCTGTGTTTAAATAGTTGTACTGATGAGCCACTACTACGACATCGATGAACTGATAGCGTTCGCCCAGAAACCGGGCGCATCTGCTCGAACTGTCATCGAAGACTTAGGGCTCAGTCTTAGTGAGCGCCAGGTACAGCGATTGATAGCTTCCCGGTTAGGCCGACGACCGACTCGTGCAGCTATCCAGATGCCAGATGCCGTGAGAGATCGTGTCGTCGCCTATATGGAGTCTCAGGGGCTCAGTAGGTACTACTGCTCTCAATGTGAGAAGCCGCGCCTAGAGCCTTGCTTTATCCGAGCCTTGAACTCAGACCTTTCGCTGGACGTTCTTGTTTTTGTGTGTCGTCACTGTTCTGTCGCGAGCGATCGATAGCAACTAGGTCACTCTCAAACCGTTTGAATAGGCGGACGATTGGGTTGCTGATAAGACGCCGGATCAAGTTGTACTGAACGTCGAGCCGGTCATGAACGATCTTGAGCTCTTCCACGAACTCGTCGCGAGTAGGGCGCTCTTCGAGTGCAGCGAGAGCCGTTGCAAGTTGGTCCTCGACCGATGGTCCCTTAGCCACCTCATTCAGTGGGCGCTTCGTGACGCTCCTATTCGGCAGACTTTGAGTGGTGGTCGTCTCGGGCAAATCGCTGATCTTCTCAGCTGGTTGTTCCTGGCTCTTCTTGAAAGCGGCTGCTCGTCGTGCCATGTCGTGCGTGATCTTCAGCTGCTTCGCTGTAATGAAACCCGGCCATGTCTTTGCCCTACGGATGGCGCGGATGGTCCCCTCGCTGACGTGGTGTTTCTTGGCGATTCTGGCTGCGCTGTACTTGCCGAGCTTGACGGCTTCCTTTATCTCTCGGTTGATCGATAGGAACTTGATTTTCTCGATGCGTTGGGCTCGTGCCATTGCGTTAGTTCTCCTGGGCCTCAGCCCGGTATTTAGTTGTCGGTTACTTCTTCCACGATGCGAGGTTCTGATGATGGTGGATAGAACTCGGCACCTAGATTGCGGACACCACTCTCGAGGAGTGTGAGCGCGTTTGAGAGGACTTTTAGGTCGTCCTCATCCTTGACCTTGTGCAGGAACGGCCGGCCTGTCAGCTGGAAGACAAGTTTGTTCTCCATTGCTTTGCTGACGAGCCCGAGCTTTGTAATGCGGGCCTGAAGTGTTGCGTGAGGGGAGCTTTCATCTACTACGTCCTCGACAGGATCATCAGCGCTACCAACCTCTATTTGAGTGGCGTTGGCCTTGGACTCCTTGTCACGAACCATCTCGGAAACGATCTTCTCGAAGTTCATGATCGCGAGTGCAGCAGAGTCCCTGGACTTGAGCTTGAACACCTCAGCTGCGATGGACTTCTTCGGCCACTTCATGTGTTTTAGAAGCGTCTCGATCTGATCGATCTGGTCTTTCGTCACAGGTGCAAACGCACCGGATGCCTTATTGCCGTCGTCATCTTCGTCCTTAGAAGTAAGCCCAATCATCGCCATCAGCGCGTATCGCCTGGTGTAGGTGACTGCTGAACCGTGGGACTGTGGGTCCACCTTTGACATCGCTAGTTTGGTGGTCCTAGAGAAGCTCCTACCGCTCTCGTGGATGAGGATCGTTTCGAGCGCCGCATGGCCGGACTCGTCCGTCACCATTGGCTGCATCAGTGCGATTTTCCGTTCCGCTAGAAGTCTGTGGGCTGCTGGCGTCACCACGTCGAGTGGAGCGTAGCTATTCGCATACGCGTCATTCTCAGCGGTTCTAACGATGGGTTCTAGCTCACGTTGAATCTCGATCAGTGCCTTCGCGATGATCGGCGGCACTAGATGCTCCGGCTTCGCTTTGGCTACTGAATCAGCGTCCATACAAATGCCTTGCGCAGAGCGCCTGTGAGGTTGATGCGTCGTTCAGTGAGGCTTTGGCGTCGTGCCTGGTAGCCACTCGCTAGACGGCGCTCTACGCGTTGCCTGGTGGTGCTAGTCGGTTTGACTTGACCCTGCTTCCCGATTCGTGGTGCTTTCATTACGTTCTCGTTCCTTCTTTATGCGTATATATATTTCGCGGAGCTTCGTCCGCTTTGCTCGTACTTCTTTGTCCTCTCGTAGCGTCAAGTTGAAGACGATGGTGGCGTGAGAGATCTTGATCCCTTCGATCTTCGACTCTGACTTGGCCATCTCTCGGATCGCTTTGATCCAATCAACGGCTATGTACAGATTGAAGTCCTTGAGATCAGCGCCGCGCTTTGGTGCTATGCGCCAGCGAATGTCTGTGGTCATGTTTCAAATTCCTTCTTCTTCCCCCTTTTAGATGGTCGTACAGATGTAAGGAGCGGCGATCCTGCCTTGGGGACTGAGCCCAACGGATCACCTAAAGCACATAGACACGCAGTATTGTCGCTGCGTTTCACTTTCAAAGGAGGGAGCATAGGGCGCACCAGTGCATCTCTGTGCCCTTACATCTGCATGACCAAGTTGTTAAAGTCGTTGAGTTGACGCTGGCTTGTCGGACCTACTTAGTGTCCCGCTTTGTCTGTGGATCATTATGAGCTTTTGCGTTCAATAGTCAATGGTTTTATGTCGCAATACCGTCGGGTTTCTGTGGACAACTCGTCGGCAACCTCTGACTGTGTATCTGACCGTGCAAGTGTTGTGGAACTCGCTACACCCGACTCGCCCGGATTTACTGGGCAGAACGGCCCGTTGACAGGCGTACCACGCTCCCGCATAGTGTTCAGCATGTTGATCAATGATCGCGACCGCCAGTTTGTCCTCTCCGTTGGTCGGTTCGGTCAGTTGTCTCCGAGCCACCTGGCGGCGCTGCACTTCCACGACCTTGCTAGTGCGACTCCTATGTACCGTGCCATCGAGCGCCTACTAGAGCGGGGCTACATCAAGCGCATCGAGCGTCGGCCTGTTGGTGGGGCATGGGCGGGGAGCGGTCAGTTCGTCTATCAGCTGGGAAGCGCGGGGTGGGCGCTGGTAGGCCGTGAGGGTAAGTATTGGCCCTTCAGGATGGTCAATCACCACACACTCGCGATTGCCGACGCCTATGTTGAACTGCTCAAGCTAGAGAGGCAAGGCCGGCTACGGATAGACGGGTACTCACTAGAGCCCGACAGTTGGACAGTTGAGGCGGGCGCCGATCTTCGTCCTGACTTGCACATTGAAGTGTCCGACATCCACCGACGTCGAACGATCCGCTTATGGATAGAGATCGACATGGGGACTGAACGGCAGAAAGCAATCAAGGACAAACTCGCTCGATACTGGCACGCTGCACAGTTCGGCAGTGATGAGCTTCGAGAGCACTTCCCGATCGTTCTATTCATAGCCCCAGACGATGCCAGAGCCTCGGAGCTGCGTTGGATCATCAAACGTGGCAATCAGGACGCGCAAGAGCTATTCATGGTCTCTACGATGCCTGAGTTCGCGGGACTGCTCTTCGCTTGAGTTGTATTTTCCACACGCTTAATACCATTGATTATTCAAGGGGTTAGGCGCATAGTAAGTGGCATATACAACTAAGCAAGGAAGCAAGACATGATCGAGGTGAAAGAAAGAGGCGCAGCGAAAGTAGTTATAGAATTGTCGGGCGGCGTTATCACCGTCACTCACGGTACGGACAACGTAACGCTCGCCGAGTGGGTGGCTAGTAGCGGTGATTGGGATAAACTCTGGACAACTATCAACACATTGAAACTCGCCGCATGATCGTCAATACATCAACAGGCGAGATTCTTGACCTCTCACCACTAAGACAACCACCACGAGGCCGTAAGACGAAGCGAATCAATCACGTCAGGCAGGGGAGCGACACACCCATTCTGCTCTCACTCCTGGCACTGCTGATCGCATCAATATCAGTCGCCTTCTAAGAAACGAGCCCGCTATCAGTAGCGGGCTTTTGCTTTGCCTTCCGTAGTGCAGCTGCTTCGATCGCTCGCTTCTTTGCGAGGTTCATCTTCTGGATCAGCTGTGTGTCATATCGTGCGCCCTTGCGCGCTTCTTCGAGATCTTCTTCTATCCAGCGAGGGTCACGGTGAGGCGTAGGCGGGACGATCATCACTCGGAACAAGTTTGGTTGTTTGTTTTGATCGTCTGTCATGCTCGTATTATGCATTTTCATAAGCGCTTTGCATAGGGAGAAATTGCGCGCTTTGTCCACAGACTATCCACAATTCCGAGGTGTTCCCGTTTGACTGAATCGATCAAGCCCGTCATAGTAGACCTCACTCGTTCGTCACACTCAACCTGCGACGAACGGGGGTATAAGGCAGACAAACAAGAAAGACACCGCAATAGCGATGCCTTCTGTTCGTCACACTCAACTCTTCTATTTTAGCACCGTTGATTACTTATGCATAGTCTTGGGGAGTCCCTGATGCATGGCTTGTGGTGAAGACTCTAATAAGTACCACGTAATGCACTCAACGTTTTCGGCTATCGTAAAGCTTGCACTGCACTGATGATGTGATGTCCTTTAACAAGTCCGTAAGCAAAATGTTTAGATCCCACAGAGGTCGATCTACGCCGTTTGTTCACGTATGTATTCCAGTACACAGGTAGATAGACACATCGTCGCTTACCCGTCTTCAGGGATTGCTTCAATACATAACTCCCCCCGTTCTATATACGGGTCCGGGAGTCGCTTGAGGTTCGGTTGACATATTTAGCCGACTCATTCAAATTGGGCGCATGATCCCAGCAACGATTTACAAACACTGGATTGGTTACGTCTTCATCGCGTTGGCGGCCATCTTTGTGTTGCTGCTTCTCTGGCTCGGCTTTGACTCGATCATTGCGAGCAACTGGGTTGATCCCACACTTGCCTTCGGCCTGTACGCCTTTGCTTCTGTGATCGTGGTCCTGGTTGCAATCGTTCAGATCTACGTCTACGGCCTCAGCTACATCGAACTGAATAGCACCGGCATTGTCGTTAAGAACTGGATCACTCTATTCGTCAGCCGCGACGAGTCCTTTGAATGGGTACAGGTATCTCGCGCCACTGTCTCGAAAGGCGAGATTTTCGCGCAGCTATTGAACTACGGCTCTATTGGCATCGAGACAAATGGTGGCCAGGTCCAGGTCGTGATCACCCGCGTCCCGAACGTCGAGTACTGGCAAGACATTATTCAAGCGAAAGCCGACGAGTCCACTCCTGACGAGACACCTTGACCCTCTAGTTGTCCACACCCATATGCGATAAATACCATTGACTATTTGAGCGAAAAGCGCATACTAAGGGCACAAAGCTAAACAGGAACCATCAAGCGTGTCTAACTCAACACTCACAACACATGATCGCGCCAACCGAGCCCTAGGAATCTGCATCCTCGCAGTCGTCCTTGGATCAATCATTATCGTGGTCGCAGTCACATCACTGCTCATCAACGCATTCAGTCAACTGCCACCAGCTGAGACGGTCCAACCGCCAGCTGTCGAGACTCACTACTCGCAGCCGGCCACAGAATCTATTCCGGGCACACTAGCCCTCATCAACGACTTCCGGGCAACGCAAGAGCTTCCCGCTCTCGCCCTCTCAGCTGATCTCAATGCATCAGCACAGGCCAAGGCCGACGATCTTGTCTCATTCGATTACTGGTCCCACTATCGCGGTGACGTGAGCCCCTGGACCTTCATACGAGCGACTGGCTATGACTACGCACGCGCAGGGGAGAACCTAGCCAAGTGTTACAGCGGTCCCGTCGAGTTCGTCCAGGCATGGATCGACAGCCCGACTCACCGCGCCGTTCTAGTTGGCGATTACAAAGAAGTCGGCTTTGGCCTCACACACGACAACAACGAGAACTGCGATTACGTGGTCGGCCACTTCGCTAGTCGCAAGGCAGGTGATGCGCCGCTTCCAGTGACGGGAGTAGCGGGATGAGCATACTTTCAAGAGTCCGGGGTTTCATGGCGACCCCATCGCTTATCCGCACCACCACCCCTCCTGCAAGAGACCTGTGCACCATGTACTCACACAGAGACAAGGTTCGTATATCAGCGGATTCAGCAAGCCCGCACAGTGTGGAGGTTTCGATCGGTGAGCGCTTGATCCCGGTATTCGAAATTGACATTCATATGGCCGTTGACCACCTGTCTACGATCACGTTGAAGACAAGACTGGACCAAGTAGATGTCGCCGCTCTACAGAAGCACACAACCATCAAGGTTGAAGGACTCGACTCATGAGCGAGCTATCCCACCGCACTCACGAAGTCATTGAAGAGGCAGAGTTTCCTCGTGTCTTTGTTGAACTCACCAACGCTCTTGAATACGCCAACGAAGAGAAGTTCTCTACTGCGAACTTGATCCGGCGCCAAAGGCACTACACCACAGCTGCACTAGATCCGTCCCTAAATGATCGCCAGCTCGAGGAGGTCCAGACGATCCTCCGACAACTCGACTTCGAGTTGGCCATGAGGAGGGCTGAATCATGATCCCCTCATTCCGCGTCTACGTCCCACGAACTAAAGAATTGATCTACGTGTCCGGCAGCTACGAGCTGCGCTTCACAAAGGACGCCTGGGCTCTCATCCGCAACGATGTCGAGTTTGGTCCGAAGGTGATCAGCACGTCAGAGGATGGAGTGTTGATGCGGGGCACTGGGCTCAAGGATAAGAACGGCTTCCAAATCTTCGAGGGCGATGCGCTTGAGAGAACCGATCGAAATGGCGGAACTCTATCTCGTCGCTTCTCGGTGAAGTGGGAGCAGGGCATTCGGTCCACCGGATTCAACGTCAGTACGTCTGTGGCTGGAAGTGTATGTCGCACTCTCTCTGTAGTCGGCAATATTCACACCACACCGGAGCTCTTGAAATGAGCATGTCGCTGAAGATCAACGGCGTGCCAATTGAGACTGTGGCGATCAGTATGGAGCGCCCCGTCTTTGACCCAACTCCGCTATCGCAGGAGCTTGAGCCCCACTTTCCAGCAATGGAGTTGAAGGGGCAAGTTCGGCTCACGCGGGCGGGCAAGAAGTATCTCTACTCGACATTCGCGTCTTCACGGCGAGCGATCACACTGACGCTTGGCCCGGAGCGTATGAAGATCTTCCGTGGGATCAAGCCCGGTACTCCGATCACCTTCGCTATCAATGGCGAGAAGCGGGAGTTCGTGATTGCCAGGCGCGCTTTCAAATGGGGATGGCTGCGGCTCGTGGAGCAAGTGTCATGAGCGAGCTGGACCTAATTCGTCAGCAAGTAACTCTTCAAATTATTCACGGTCACATGCTTCTGTTGAATATCGGTTTCCTTGAAGCCCTGTACATGGTGGCTAACCCGATCAACATCAAACTCCCGCCGACCCGGCATGTGATGTGTCGCAACAAAATAGTAATCAGGAAACACCTATGACCGAGCACCAACCAACCCCAGAACAAGCGCCAGAGCCTATTGAGGACCGCGCTGCACGCATCATCAGCGACTTGATGGACATGCTTGCGGAACACCCTGAATACCACGGCAGCGGTCCTATAGACGAGGGATTCAAGTTCCTCCTAGAGCGCGAGCAAGCACAGAAGCGCAGAGAACTAGAAGATCAGATCGCAATCAACCTACACAAGTTGTCGAACTTCGCCCTACGTCTTCGTATGGAGCGAGCACCTGACTTCAGCACTGACGATGAAGAGATCGAGCTAACACGCCGTCTCAAGCTCGAAGGCCTTTCATGGCGATGGAGCAACGACATGTTCGACCCGAAGATCGAGGTCTATAAGCCCGGAGAGGAGGAGTAGTGGACGAAGAACTATTCAGTCTGTGCGTCGAAGTGCATGCGCGAACCGGTTGGGGTGATGAATCACTTGAGTGGTGGCTAAGCAACGAGCGCAGGGCTCACACGGTCATGCTCGGTGCTTACCCTCTCTACACCTCCGACTACCTACTAGAGGAGTTGCCACCAAGTGTTTACGAAGGCGACAACTGGGTAGCAGTTCATAATGCAATTGGGTTCGATGATTCGCCTATTTGGTCAGCGGAGTACACGGATGGAGACGAAAAAGCCGCCAATGACAAGTTCGATAGACGTCTGATTAAGCTCGTCGGAAGCGATGACACCCCACTCAAAGCCCTCCTAAAGCTCACCATCGCTCTACATGATGCGGGGGAGTTGAAGTGATCACCGCCCGTGGCCTCAAGCTCAACACGCCGATTCACTACAAAGGCAATGTCGTCTATCTCACTGACCTTGAGTACAGATACAGCGGACCCCGTAAGACGTTGATCTCGGGCTGGTACTACACCGCGCAGCAGATGGAAGATCGCCGCTTGTTCGACACGCTTCCGCAGTCATCTATCGATGATGGCTCGATGCGCTCAGTCGCGGAACGCCTGGGAATGATGTACCCGGTCCGAACACGCATCGCGCTTGATTTTTGGACTCGACTCAGGATGCGCTACGTGCGCGGAGCTTCGTCATGAACCTCCACATCAACGGCATAGAGATCAAGACTGTCTCACTCGACATTGAGGCAGTAGCTCGTAAGGGCTTCAAGACACCTAAGGGCTTCTTTGTCCCAACAGAACGAACGCACTACTTCCGCGCCAAGGTCCAGCTTGAACGAAACACCCGAATGCGTATCTTCTACCGGAAGTCGGCAGTGCTCACTCTCGAGCGCGCTCCTACCGACCCATCACTACTCGACGCTTTCAGTCACGGACTAGAAGTCCTTGTCGGCCGTCGTAAGTACCGGGTCTATTACCGATCACGTCTACGCAACCAGATCAGGATGCGGGAGATCCCGAAGGCTTAGATGTCCTCAAACGTCGGCAGCTGATCCAGTCGGGCAATCTGCGCGTCGGCATCGAACCAATCCATTCGGTCGAGCCTGATGCGCCCTGACTGCGATGACTTGTGGATCGGACCGCCATCCATACGGCAGAGGATCGTGGGGATGCCAGCTCGCCATGCTCGGTCGAGCACAGTGGGGTGAAAGCATCCGTAGACGCCCTCCTGGTCTTTGAGGCTGAACCGGACATGTGCCAGTGCTTCGGCCTGGGGGAAGACGTAGAGCGTCGGAGTGTTGCTGAGGGAGAAGTCCCGGTCGTGAAGGCCAAGGATCTCGTCAAGCTGCTTGTGAGGGGCGTGGAGGGATGAACCGAACATCATCATGGGGAGAATAGTCATCCGTCCAGCTTCGCGCTTGTATCGAATGCCTGTCTATTGCCGATAATTACAAAGCACTTAGGAGCGACACTAGTTCGCTTCTTTTAGTTGCGTTGGCCGGCCGCCGCGGAAAGATCGCTCTCACTCTTCACCAATGTCCCCGAACCGTGGAAAGGAACTAGCACCGCAGGTCGAACGCAAATTTTTCGGCTAGAGGTGGTCGTTAGAAGGCCTTTTCATATCGAACTGTTTATGCATAAATAGGGGTGATATGGCAACATCCAAGCAAACCAAAGCAATCATGATTTATAAGCAAAACTATGGGTCGGGCATTACGCCGACTGAAGCGATGCGTCAAGCCGGGTATGCCGAGTCTTCATTGAAGAATCCAAAGGTGCTCACTGAGTCGATGGACTGGAAGACGGCAATGGACCACTTCCTACCTGACCATGAGTTGCTTGAGAAGCACGTCTCCCTGATGAGTGCCAAGACCATTCAGAAAGCGGACTTCCCTATCTGGATGCCCCAAGAGAAGATCAAAGAGATCATCGAGGAGGCGGGTTGCCAGCCTCGCAACTACGAGACACATCCGATCACCGGTCAGATATTCGTCTGGTACTGGGCTCCTGATACCGCCGCGCAATCGAAGGCGCTCGAACTCGCGTACAAGCTCAAGCGCAAGATGCAAGACGTCAACGTAAATGTGATGCCACCAACGGCACTCGTGGAGTTCCTTGGAGGTGAACAACCAACCCAAAGTCAAGATCCAGTTTCTTAGCGAGTTTGGCGAGCTCTTCAATGAGTCCTGGCGAAACATCGTCTTTTACGGTGGCCGTGGATCGGGTAAGTCTCAACACGCTGCGCTCGCACTGATCCTCCGGGGTAGAGCGAAGCGACTACGCATCCTCTGTACCCGTGAGTTGCAGAACACGATCAGCGACTCCGTTCACAAGGAACTGAGCGACATCATCACCCGCTATGGCTTCACTGACTATGAGGTCACAGAGAAGGTCATACGCAACAAGATCACCGGGACCGAGTTCATCTTCAAGGGACTGCGGCACAACTCGACTGAGATCAAGTCGATGTCCGGCCTCGACATTGTTTGGGTGGAAGAAGCCCAGAGCATCAGTGAAGCAAGCATCAAGGTGCTCGTGCCGACAGTGCGTAAGCCTGGTAGCCAGCTGATCTTCACGTTCAACCGACTCAACGAGCGAGATCCGGTGTACGTGCGTTACGTGCTTCAGGATCGCCCACGAACCTACGTGCGCAAGGTCAACTTCGATGTGCTCGAAAGAGAAGGACTCTTCCCCACAGAGCTTCGTGAGGAGATGGAGGCCGACAAAGCAGTATCACTCGATCTCTTTGCTCATGTGTGGCTTGGGGAGCCCCTCACGCAGTCTGACACGGCCATTCTTAGCCGCACGGCCATCCTCGAAGCGATGGAGCGTCAACCGGACGATGAGGGCGCTGTTGAAGTCGGTGTCGACGTGGCACGCATGGGCGACGACCGGACCGTGTTCACCAAGCGGAAAGGGCACGCTGAGGTTGAGTCCCGCGAGTACACGAAGCTACGGACCACAGAGGTGTGCGACAAGCTCGAACTCTTTGTGGACTACGACAAAGAGGTGCTTCTCAAGATCGATGACACGGGCGTTGGTGGGGGAGTCACTGACGAGATGATCCTGCGCGGCTACCGAGTCATGCCGATCAACTTTGGTGCCAAGGCAGCTGATCCCGACAAGTACCCGAACCTCATCTCGGAGGCCTGGTTCTACCTTGCAAGCATCATCAACGAGATCAGCCTTCATATGGACCCTGAACTCCTCATGGAGCTGTCAACGCGCCAGTGGAAGCAAGACAGCAAAGGCCGACGTGCTGTAGAGAGCAAAGTCGATTACAAGAAGCGCGGCAATAGATCACCGGATAAGGCCGATGCATTGATCATGGCCTTCTATAACAATGTCCCTGCTCCTATTGAACAAGTGGACGATGACGATTATGAGTCGATAACAGACGGAATGCTGGACGAAGACTTCTAATTGTCGTATTTTGAAGGCAGATGGATAGCAAAACTACAAAGAAAGTCACGGGCAAAGAAAAGGGAGACTCTGGCGTCTCTATAAGTGGCGGTCAGATCACTGGGGAAGAGTACAACCCTAAGCTCACCCGAAAGAACGGCCTTGCGATCTATGATCAAATGCGCCGCAGTGATGCTACTGTAAGTGCCTCTCTTGATGTAGTAAAGCTTCCTATCCTTGGCGCGGATTTCTCCGTAGACCCGGCATCCGACGATGAAGCTGACAAAGAAGTCGCTCACTTCGTTGAAACGTGTCTCTTCCACCTCGTTGACTGGGACAAGTTCTTGGGGGAGGTGCTTACCTTCCTAGAGTTCGGCCACGACGTACACGAGATGGTCCTAGAAGCTCGTGAGATCGACGGCAAGCTACGCATCGCACTCGTGAAGCTCGGCTACCGGAAACAGACCACGATCACCTCCTGGGAGACTCAGGACCGTCAGCCGGGTATCACTCAGCAAAAATCCGATGGCACGCTCGTATCGATCGAAGCAGCCCGCCTGGTCCGCTTCACACGTCGCCAAGAAGGTGACAACTTCGAGGGGATCTCTATCCTCCGTCCCGCCTTCCGTCACTGGTACATCAAGGACAAGCTCTACAAGATCGACGCGGTTGGTCATGAACGTCACGCCCTTGGTGTGATCGATGTCACGACTCCTAAGGGAGCAACTGACGCCGACAAGAAGAAGATGCGCCAGATGGTCCGCAACCTTCGTGCAAACGAAGAGAGCTACATCGAGCACCCTGAAGGCTGGATCGTTGCGTTCCTCGACATGAAGGCGAACTCACTCAAAGACGTAGAGCCATCGATCAATCACCACGACCGACAGATCATGAAGAACGTCCTGGCACAGTTCCTAGAGATCGGATCTCAGGGCTCAAGCGGTACTCGCTCGACTAGCGAAGACCAGAGTGGATTCTTCCAGCTGGCCGTTCGTGCCTACGCGCAGCAGATCGTCAAGGTGCTACAGAACACCGTCGTTCGCACGCTCGTTGATCTCAACTTTTCAGACCGCGACTACCCGACACTTCGAGTCGGCAACACTCAAGACGACAACATCACCCTCATGAGCGACGCGATCAAGAAGCTCGTCGATTCAGGCATGATCAAGCCAACCGTCAAGGACGAGAACACCTTCCGCAAGATGCTCGGGCTTAGCGAGCTCACAGAGGACGAGATCAAGCAACGCGAAGATGCGATTGCTGAGAAGGACATGACGAACAAGCCTGTTGCAACCGAGATCGCCGCAGCGCGTGCGCTCCATGCATCCATAACAAGGCGGCTCTATGGACGACAGACAGCAGCTGCTTAGTGCTCGCGAACATCTCCACATGGGCATCAGAGCGTCCGAGGAGTGGCAACCGTCCTACAAGGAGGATGCTGACTCGTTCGACATGCTCATCAGGCTCGAGGCACGCTTAGAAACGGCCGTAGCTGAGTACTTACATGAGGCATCTACTCGGGCGCCTGGTTACGTCGATTGGTCCGCCCTTCCAAGTGGGCTCCAAGCCGACGCCGGCCCGGTCCGAAACAACGACGATCCAGTGTGGGAAGTAGAGCAGACCTACCTCACGCAAGCCGTTCTCGAAATCATCACCGAACTCATCGCCACTGGTGGCCTCGCAGCTGAAGCGAAGTACGAGATCCCAGTCGGCTACACCTCATTGCATGAAGCGGTCATGGAGGCCGCTCGAAAGCACACAGCTGGCATGGTCAAGGGCGTCACCGAGACGACCCGCAAGCTGATCCGTGAATCCGTGGCCAAGAGCATCGCCCTGGGCGAAGACACGAGCCTCGCTACCGAGCGCTTGATGGAAACGATCGACAACCCGATACGCGCCGAGCTGATCGCTCAGACCGAGCCTGTGAACGCCTACCAGACCGGCTACAGCATGTACGCGAAGTCAACCGGTGCCAAGCAGAAGACGTGGGACGGCCTAGCCGGTGCGTGCCAGTTCTGCTCCCCACTGATCGGCAAGACGATTCCTATTGATGACCAGTTCGAGCTTCCCAATGGCAAGCTCATCGATCATCCCGCGGCACATCCTCGTTGCCGATGTTCAGTGATCTATCTCTACTAGGGGTGGAGACGACATTGCGCTCATGATTGCGCAAAATGGCGTTGACAGAAATGCACTGCTGATTCATATTCAACGCAGATATGTCAGTAAAAGGATTCCGCAACCTAGTAGCCCTCGAAGCAGATGCAAATGGAAACGCACCTGCGACTATTGAGCTTCTACGTGTCGGAGACTGGCACACCCCTTGGCACGGTGATTTCGAGATCACAGCCGACGACCTAACTCGCTTCGTATCAAACTTCGAAGCCGGCGTCGGACTAGTCGAAGCCGACAAGCAAGCGCCGATCAATTTCGGCCACTTCGGATCTGGTGAAGCAGCTGGCTGGATCACTCGCGTAGAAGCGACTGAAGACGGCCAAGTGCTTACTGGTCACGTTGAGTGGACCGAAGACGCTGCACAAGCGATCAAGGCAAAGAAGTGGAAGTACATCTCACCTGAGTTCAACCCTCGTGCATGGCCTTGGGAAGACCCAGAAGAAGAGTTCCACTTCGTCAACAACGTAATCACAGCCGCAGCGCTCACGAACATTCCATTGTTCAAGCGCCTAAAGCCAATCACCGCTTCACGTCTCGCTCCAAAGGAGCAGGGTGTGAAAGCTGACACAAGTAATCAAGAAGGAGATCACATGACATTAGTACTCGATGAAGTGCGCGTAAAAGAAGTAACAGACCTAACCGATGAAGAGAAGACATTCCTCGAAGAGAGCAAGGCAGAACTTACAGCTGAAGAGCTAACAAAGTTCGGCATCGAAGCTGACGCCGAAGGTGACGAAGAAGAGGAAGAGGAAGAAGAGAAACCCGCTGCGGGCGGCGCTCCGATCGACGCCAGCGCTATCAACGCGGTAACTCCTGAAGAACTAGCTCAGCTACGTGCTGACGCTAAAGCGGGCCAAGAAGCTCGCCAGATTCTCGCAGAACGTGAAGCTCGTGACTTTGTGAAGACTCACATCGCAGCTGGCCGCGTCAAGAGCGACCAGTTAGACAACACAGTCAAGATGCTCCTCGCATCAAAGGGTAGCGAGCGAAACGGCCTAGAAGCCTTCATCGCCGGGCTCCCTGAGAACAAGTTGCTTGCCAGTGAGCAAGGTGACGCCGGTAAGGGCGCAGCAGAGCCAACTATCTCTGACGAAGAGAAGGCACTCGCTGAGTCATTCGGTAACACACCGGAAGAGATCGAAGAGTACAAAAAATCACAGGCGGAAGCCGGAAAGTAAGGGGTAAATCAATATGGCAAATCTCACAGCAGGACGACCAGACGAGCGCCAAGAAGGGATTCTAAACAACGAAGCCCTTGCAGCCGTCAAAGTCTTCAAAGGAAGCAACCTGAACTACAACTCAGCTGGCTTCGTGACCAAAGCAAGTGACACATCAGGTGAAATCTTCGCGGGTGTCGCACTTGAAACGACCGATAACAGCGCTGGTGCTGCGGGCGACAAAGACGTTCGTCTTTGGAAAGAAGGCATCTTCGAGATGAACTGTGCAAGCGCAACGCAAGCATGGGTAGGCAAAGACGTTTACGCGGTTGACGACAACCTCGTAGCCCTAGCCGCAACGACAACCAACGACGTCAAAGTCGGTCGAGTAGTCGCGTTCGTATCAGCAACTAAGGTTCGCGTCCGCGTAGCGACGGCGTAATCGTAAGGTCATAGAAAGGAAATTATTCGATGACAGTTATCACCAAAGAAGTTCTGCAAGGACTCGAAACAAACATCAATGTGACCTGGGACAAGCGCTTCAAACTCGCTAAGAATGCAGACATCTGGAAACAGATCGCCATGCAGATCAACAGCAAGAACGCGAGCGAGAAGTACGCCTTCCTCGGTGCCGTTCCTGGACTCCGTGAGTTCAAGTCTGAGCGCATCCCTGGCTCACTCTCTGGCTTCAGCTACGAGATCACTAACAAGAAATGGGAATCAACAATCGACGTCGACCGCGACTTGATCGAAGATGACCGTACTGGTGAGATCATGATGGCTATTGCCGGACTTGCTCCGAAAGCGGCCACTCACTACACCCGTTTGATCTGTTCAGCATTCACCCTCGGCTTCTCGACTGTGATCTACGACGGAGAGAACTTCTTCGACGCTGACCACACACTCGGTAGCAACTACCTCGGCACAGCGAAGGACCTCACAGGTACAAACGCTGACTCAGCCGAACTGCTCCTTGCGGGACAGGTTGATGACAAGGGAGAAGCTCTTGGTTACCGCGGAACTCACCTGATCGTTGGTCCAGCGCTCCGTGCAGCTGCAAACGCTCTCGTGAACGTCGCGACACTATCTGGTGGTGCGGCAAACCCGTACTACAAGCGCTATGAGATCGTTGAGCTTCCATACCTAGCTGTCACTGACAAGCGATGGGCGATTGCTGACCTTGAACAAGGCCTCATGCCATTCATCCTTCAGATCCGCACAGCGATCACTCTTGTATCGAAGACTGACTTGAACAGCGACCGCGCGTTCGACAAAGACATCTTCACATGGGGTACTCGTGCTCGTCACAACGCCGGTTACGGCAACCACCAACTAATCGTCGGAGCAGTCGCTAGCTAGTAGCGGCTGACGGAGGTCAACTATGGAGAAGACTTACAAAGTCACCGTACAGTTCCCTGAAGGTATCTATGCCGACAGCCGTACCCGTTCAGGCATCACCGTGATGCGTGACGTGGGTTACGAAGGTCCACTAGACGACGATCAGCTCGCAGCGATTGAAGCCGACAACTACCTCTCTGTGACAGAGATCGTTGATCAGGAAGCGATCGAAGCAGCTGAGCGCGCAGAAGCAGAGGCCCAGGCCGCTGAAGAGAAGCGTCTAGCTGACGAAGCCAAGAAAGCCGAAGACGAACGTCTCGCCGCTGAAAAGGCTGCTACCGAGGCGAAAGCCAAGGAAGAGAAAGAAGCTGCCGACGCAAAAGCGAAAGCCGATGCGGAAGCAAAAAAGAAGGCTGACGAAGCCAAGAAGTAGTCTCACTACTCGCGAACAAGGAGCGTCCTACGGGGCGCTCTTTTAATTGCGCGGCTCTTGTGTCATATTCAGTGCAAAAGGACGACAACTACACATGGCCAGCCCGCTACGCATCGATTCAGTCAACGAGATCAACGTCATAGAGCGCACCGCTCTTTCACTGGATGCCCTGGCAGAGGCTACGGCAATCAATGTAGCGAGCACTCAGGGCCTCGTCGCTGATCAGCCACTAATCGTCGGTCATCCGGGACGTGAAGGCGCTGAGATGTCCGCTGTGGACTCGATCATCGATCAGACGTCTACTGAACTGGTTGAAGGCCTGAAAATGGGACACACGCGCTCTGAGCCCGTCACCGCATTACTTGGCGACAGGATCAAGATCTACCGGGCGCCGAATGTGAACGGGACCGTGCCGGCGAGCGACGCCTTCGCGTTTCTAGCGGATCGTTCTATCGACGTGGATCAAACGTCGACCTACTACCGCGACCCAACGGGCTCGTCAGCGTACTGGTATCGCTTCACCTACTTCAACACCGGGACACTCGAAGAGACTGCCCTGCTCGCGATGGATGCAGTACGTGGCGAAGATGCTGATCACTACGCTTCACTTCGAGACATCCGCAAAGAAGCGGGCTTTGAGCACGCCTACAACCTCCCTGACAGTGATGTAGAGCTCCAAAGGCGCAACGCTGAGTCCGAGATCAACGCGGCCCTTAGCGGGGCTTACACGGTGCCGTTTGTTCCGGTCCCTGCAATCATCCGAACGCTCACGACTCAACTCGCGGCCGCACTGCTACTTGATCTGGCCTACGGACGTTCGACACCAAGTAAGAAGACCATCGACGCTCGAGCAGCTGTCCAGGCGTATCGCACCAAAGACTCTGTGCTGACTGACGATACTGGCGCTCCACTAGGCGAAGGCGAGATCAGCGGCTATCCAGTTGACGTGTCTCGTGATGCGCCCCGCTACTTCCGTATGGGAGATGTCTACTAATGACCACGATGCGGCTATCAGTCCAGGGCGACAAAGAACTACGGGACGGGCTGAGAAAGCTCGGCATCTCTATTGCTGACTTGAAGGACGAGTTTGAAGAGACGGGCGAATACCTCACCGGCTTCTTCTCCGGTCCGGTGTTCGTGTCACGCGGTCAGGTGATCGGTGAGCCCTGGCCAGCACTCAACAGCTCGTATGCGGCATGGAAGGCTCAGGTCTTCCCCGGCAAGCCACCACTCGTTAGGTCAACGCTCATGCAGCGATCTTTTAAGCACAAGTCAACCAAGCTTTCTTCGACAATTTGGAACGAGTCTGAATACTTCCGCAATCACCAACAAGGTATTGGCGTCCCTCAACGCATGATGATGAAGCTAGACGAGCAACGTGAGCGTGCGGTGATCGACATCCTCGCTGAAGGCCTCAGAAAGAAGATGAGGCAAGCCGGTGTCTGATTCCATTGATTCAGTATCACGAGTCCTCGACCTTATGCGCGACACTTTTGGTGAAGCCTTCAAGACCTACTACGACGGCGACCCTGAAGCGATACCCCTATTCAACCTACCGGCCATCATCGTTGATCAGACGGGTGATGACACGATTGAAGCCGCATTTGGCCAAGACGACGTAGAGGACCGCATCATTATCAAGGTGGTCTTGAATAAACGGGATGACTTCGACAACGACAAGGTAAAGCAACTCAACACAACGGCCCGGAGAATCCGGGACATCATTGGCAAAAGAGATCCGGCCACAAAGAACTATGAATCAAAGACGGTCAAAGGTGCTGTGCGTCAATTCGTGGTGGAAGGTGTAAACGCTATCGCTCCCACGATGAACGTGGAGTATGGGATCAATCCGCGCCCTGGGGGAGAAGGATATGCCGACCTTACTGCTGAGGGACATGTGACCTTCCCAATTACCTATTCATTGAACGTGAACTAGTCACTTTGCTATAGGCAAGATAAAGCACTTGAGTTAAATTGTAAGAGTATGAACAAGAAGACGACAGTCGATAAGCAGCCAGAAGAGGTGACAACACCTACAACTACCTTCTTCGTCCCCGGACGAGGTGAAGTAGAAGCTCGCGAGCTTGCCGACGTTTCTAAGCAACTAAAACCGCTCAAAGAGCAAGAGGTAGGTGATGGCAACAGGTGATCAACACATTGGTAGGCAAGAGGCCATCGGCCTCGGTATCGAGGGCGAAGCCGGAGTAGCAGTCGCTCCTCAAGTGTGGCTTCGATGGCTCACACACGCGATTCAGAACCGCACAACTGTGATCGAGAACGAGAGCGCTATGGGCGTTGTCGATCGAGTCAATGACAGTGAAGTCAGTGCTCGTTGGTCCGAAGGGACTGTCGGCGGCAAGGTGACATCTGAAGCAATCGGCTTCCTTCTACTTGGGCTCTTTGGCTCAGTCTCGACCGGAGCTGCATCAGGTGGGATCTTCCCTCACACGTTCTCAGTGAAGCAATCAAGCGTCCCAACTACACAGACGATGGCTCTCGTCTCACCGCTTCTTTCGGAGCGTCACCCGTATGCAGTCTTTGACAACCTCGAACTAACGGCAGAGGCCGGCGGCTGGGTAGAGATGTCCACTGCTATCAAAGCTCGTATTGGAGCTGAGTCGTCTGAGACAGTCGCACTCAGCACGACCGAGAAAGAGTTCACGAGCAAGCACATCACCGTGAAGCTCGCAGAGAACCTAGCTGGACTCGCTGGTGCAGCGGTTATCTCGGCGTCTCGTATCAGTTTGATCATGGAACGCTCTAGCGAGCCCTTCAATCCACTTGGTACGTCAGACGAGCCAGAGTTCGATAAGGGACCGTTTGAAGCGCGTGGTGAGTTCGTAATCCGTCTCACAGACACTCAGTACGAAGAGGACTTCCTGGCGAACGCTCGCAAGGCTCTCCGTATCGCGTTGACCAACGACACCACAAGTCTTGTGTTCACAGCCTCAAAGGTCCGCTACCGCGAGCTTGAGAAGTCTCGTGACCGTGACGGCATCGTGACCGTGACCGTTCAATACTTCTGCGAGTTCGACACAAGCACCAACTCTTCAATCGTGCCTGTTCTCAGCAACACACGAGCGAACTATGTCGCTGCATAGAGACGAAATAATCAGCGGAGTATAGAGAGAGCCCTACGGGGCTCTTTTCATTTCAAACCGTTTGTGCATAAATAAGGGCACTAAACGGAGATCAATGAATGTCACGACTATCACTAACCACTCGAGTATCACTAGCGAACGCAGCTGAAGGCTGGACGGACGATCAGTTCCTCAACTTCAAAGTAATGGACTCTGATCAATCGATGGACTACAGCGATGAAGTAAAGAACGTCAAGGGCGAAGACGGACGTGGCTACCTTGAACTCTTCAAGAAGTACGCCAAAGAGAACTTTGTGGATGGCAAGGTGTTGGTCGATGGTAAAACGGTTGAAGCCGAGATTGATGACGTCGATGATCTACCTGCCGCCATTCTCACCGACATCTTCTACGCCATCTCTAGGAGCAAGTTCAGCGACCCAAAAGCTTCGACGAAGTAGATCCCGAGTGGGCTGATGCCCTCAGTGCCTATAGAGAGCACTATCGCAACTACATCCTTCGCGAGGTTAGCAAGGGAGTGCCGAACGAGGTAATAAACAATATCGCTCGGTTTAGGTATCGCGAGTTCTTTAAGTTGTCCGCAAGGCAAATGAGACGCGAGCCAGATACCGCTATTCAAGAGGCGATTTTGATATGGGCATTGGATGATGAGCGTGTTAAATTGGAGTCAGTAAAGCAGCAACCTCTAAAGTAATGCGCTGCCGGGGTAACACATTGCGTGGCGAATAATCGAATAAACATTGTCATTAGCGCGCAGGACCAAGGCTCTGCCGCTGTCAATAAGTTCTCCGCCTCTCTGGGGCGCATTCGAGACGTAGCCCTCGGTGTTTATCTCCCACAACTAGCCGGGAAGATTCTCGACGTAGGTAAGGCCGCCATTGTTGGTACGGCCCAGTTCGAGCAGTCCCGCGTTGCTTTCGACACCATGCTCGGCTCAGCTGCACGCGCTGGCGAGCTTATGCAGAAGATCTCGCAGTTCGCGCTTGAAACCCCCTTCGAGCTTCCTGAGGTTGTAGAGGGCTCTAAGAAGCTGCTCGCGTTCGGAGTTGCAGCCGAAGACATCATCCCTACTCTGCGTCGCTTAGGTGACGTCTCAGCGGGTATTGGAGCACCAGTCGGCGAGATCGCTGAGCTCTACGGTAAGGCGCGCGTTCAAGGGCGTCTCTTTGCTGAGGACATCAATCAGTTCACAGGTCGCGGAATC